TGGGACAGCGTCGGGGGCCAACACGATTCGAACTGGCTCGCCCACTTCGATTTCTTCCAACGCATCGGTCTCACGCGGCAGACAGAGAAGCTCGCGGGCTTGTGGCAGCTCGCACGCGCTGCGGGGTGGGCGCTGCCGCATGAGCGCATCTGCTGGGTCTCGGAGCGACCGAACCTACTCCAACTCGAGGCCGTACCCGCGCGCGGCCCATTCGCCAATCAACTGCACTGCGAGGACGGACCGGCCCTGCGTTATCCGGACGGGTGGGCCATCTACTCCTGGCACGGCGTGCGCGTAAACGAAGACGTCATCACGTGCCGACCGTCATCGATCACAACGAAACGCATCCTTGGGGAGCGCAACGCCGAAGTGGCCCGCGTGCTGCTCGAGCGCATGGGCGCGGAGCGGTTCGCCACTGAGGCGGACGGCGCCAAGGTCGTGCACCGCGACATCGACGGCAACGGCAACGGCAGCCGCTTGCTCAGCATCCCGATGCCCAACATGCCGGACCGCGAGGCGCGCGTCGTCGTCGTGCAATGCCCGTCGACGGATCGCCAGTACGTGCTGGGCGTTCCGCCATGGGTTGCGACCTGCCAGGCCGCGGTGGCGTGGACCTTCGGCGTCGATGAGCCGGGCAAGAAGGACGGCGAGCTCATCATGCTGAAGGAGCAGTAGGCCGTGGGCCGCACTGCCACCCCCGCCGTCACGCCCGCCGAACAGCTCGACCGCCCGTCGCCGCTCCACGGCGCCCTTCGCGGCGTCACCTACTGCGACGGCGACAGCTGGTGGGCCGGCTGCGGCTACTGCGGCGCCTGCGGCGGACCGGTGCCGAAGGCCGCCCAGCGCGATCGCGACGAGTGGTTCTGCCGCCTGGAGTGCCGCCGCTGGTGGCGGGCCAACCACATGTGGCAGTACGCCCGCGCGGCCTGCATCCGCCGTGACCGCCGTCGCTGCGTGCGCTGCCATCGCCGAGAGAGCACGGCCGCCTCCCGCCGACGCGTCGCCCGCGGCGAGCGCATCGAGAAGGCCGGCGCGCCGCTCGTGCGGCTTGAGGTCAACCACAAAACGCCGCTCGACGGCCGCCGCGACGGCTACGCCACGGGCTGCCAGCATCACCTGGACGGCCTCGAGACGCTCTGCGAGGGCTGCCACGCCGAGGTGACGGCCGACCAGGAGCGGGACCGGAGGGAGCGCCCCGATCCCGATCGGGGAGCCCCGCCGCGGCTCGTGCGTCCGGAGGTCGTAGGACCAGGAGGATGCGTATGAGCGCCTATCTGGAGTTTCGACAGACGGCCGATAGCGGCAAGACGAAGCGCTACGCCGTGATCTCGCGCCACCACGGTGACGTCCTGGCTGAGATCGCCTGGTATGGGCCGTGGCGGCAGTACACGGTGGAGCCGATGCCTGCGACCGTCTGGAACCGCGACTGTCTTCGTGAAGTGGCGGCGTTCATCGAAGGGCTGCAGCGCGAACGGGCCGATGCGAGGAGGGCCAGCGTATGACAGCGAAACACCCGGACGCCACACTAAGCCGCGCAATCATCACGACGGTCAAGCAGAAGGGCGGCAAGGACCCGCAGGCCACCATCACGATCGCCGCCCCGCTGGACCAGGAGTTCTTCGACATCGCCGCCTTCCTGGCCGCCTGCGTCGACGCCAACAGCCTCATCGAACTTCACATCAACGTCACGATCGCAACGCCGCGACCACTTCTACCGCAGAGCCCGCTCCAAGACTGGGGTCGACAGCACGCCAAAGTAGCCCGCAAGAACTCTGAAGGAAAGGAGGACGAAGCATGATCGACGAAGAGAACGGCAGCGGCAATGCCCCAGCGGAGACGCCCGCGGGCGACCAGCCGCCCGCCGACCAGCCCATGGCTGGCGCGCCGAGCGCCGACACGCCAGCGGCCGACGCGCCTGCCAGCGGGCAGCCGGTCGAGGCGGGAGATCCGCCGGCGGAGCCGGATACGCCCCAGCAGCCCGACTAGGGCCCGTAGCCTCATCACGTCTCGTCGCGGCGGTCCGCCGGCGCGACGAGAGGCGGAGGTGCTACAGCCGACATGGTGCGCATCAGGGTGCTCGATGTGGACGGCGAAGCGGCCGACGTGCAGGAGGTGCTCGCGCAGCTGCGTGGCGTCATGCCGGCGGCTGCCGAGCCCCCGATCCCGATCGGGGCGCTCCTCGAGCGGCCGCCCGGCTCGGCGCGGCCCTCCGGCGCGCGCGCAAGCGACCGCCGGTCGACGTCGTCGCGCAAGACGCGGCGGCCACGCAAGGCGGCCACGCCGTCGCCAGAGCCGCCGGCGGCCGAGCCGCCACCACCGACCGGCCCGATCGAGGAAGTCTCCGTCGAGGAGGATGTCGGCGCCCGCTTCGTCGGTGACGAGATCCACATCCGCCGCCAGGGCTACGGCCGCCACCAGCACGAGTTCGTGCTGCCGGATAGCGCGTGCGCGGCCGGCGCTCCGCCCCAGATCACGACCTGCACCAGGCTGCGCGCCGGCAAGCCGTGCCCGGAGACGAGGACGTTCCGGCTGGTATGAAGTTCGAGATCGGCCCCGGCGCGGACTGCAATCTCGACGCGCTGATCGAGACGCGCATGCTGGTGCAGTGCAACAGCGGCGGCGGGAAGTCGTGGACGCTGCGCCGCTTTCTCGAGCAGACGTTCGGCAAGGTGCAGCAGCTCATCATCGACCCGGAGGGCGAGTTCTCGTCGCTCCGCGAGCGCTTCGACTACGTCCTGGCGGCGCCCCACGGCGGCGATACGGTCGCCGACCCGGGTTTCGCCAAGCTGCTCGCGACGCGGCTGCTGGAGCTGAACGCCTCCGCCATCCTCGATATCTACGAGCTCAAGGCGCACGACCGCGTGCTGTTCGTCCGCCGCTTCCTGGAAGCGCTCGTCGACGCCCCGAAGACCCTCTGGCATCCGGCGCTCATCGTGATTGACGAGGCGCATGTCTACGCGCCGCAGCACGGCGACGCGGAGAGCGCCCAGGCAGTCATCGACCTGGCGACGCGCGGCCGGAAACGCGGCTTCTGCGCGGTGCTGGCGACGCAGCGCCTCTCCAAGCTGCACAAGGACACGGCGGCGGAGTGCAACAACAAGCTGATCGGGCGGACGGGGCTCGACATCGACCGCAAGCGCGCCGCCGACGAGCTGGGCTTTACGGGGCGCGACGAAACGCTGGCCCTCCAGAAGATGCGCCCGGGCGAGTTCTACTGCTACGGGCCCGCCTTCTCGTTGGACCAGCCCCAGCGCGTTCACGTCGGCCCGGTCGAGACGACGCACCCGAAGACGGGCGGGCGGATTGCGCCCGTCGTGCCGCCGCCCAGCGAGAAGATTCGCCGCCTGCTGCCCCAGCTCGCCGACCTGCCCGCCGAGGCGGAGCAGGAGCGCAAGAGCGTGGACGACCTCAAGCGCGACAACGCGACTCTTCGGCGCGAGCTGACGGTGGCGAAGGGTGCGACAACGGCAGCGCTGCCCAGCGAGGAGCTGATCGCGCGCCGCGTCGCAGCCGCCACCACGCAGCAGCAGCGCGAGCAGGCGGCGGCGCTCAGAGTTGCGAGCGGTTACACCGATCGGCTGGAGCGGGCGATCAAGACGACGGCGGACAGCCTGAGCGCGACGGCGGAGCGGCTGCGGGTGTCGCTCAACGGCCATGGTATCATCCAGCCCAGGGATAGCCAGCTAGGTGGCGAAGGAGGGGAGCGCCCTAGCAGTCCGACCCGTCCGATCCCTGCGCTCCACCCAGTAGTCCCCAGCGAAGGCGACGGGATCACCCGCCCGCAGCAGCGCATTCTCGACGCTCTGGCGTGGTGGGAAGCTATCGGGGTTGATGCGCCAAGCAAGGGCAGCGTTGGATTCATTGCAGGCTACCGGGTCGGCAAACAGGTCGGAGGTACGTTCGGCAATCTCCTCGGCGTACTGCGCTCGCAGGGCCTACTTGATTATCCCAAGCCGGGTACAACGGGACTCACCGACGCGGGCCGCGCGATGGCTGAACCGCCGCCGGATATGCCCACCAGGGAGGCGCTCCACCGGGCCGTCTATGACAAGCTCGGCGGGGCGGAGGAGCGCGTTCTCAATGTCCTTGTGGAGCACTACCCGGAAAGCCTGACCAAGCAGGACGCTGGCGAGGAGGCAGGCTATCAGGTGGGGCCGCAGGTCGGAGGTACGTTCGGCAACATCTTGGGGCGGCTCCGCTCTCTCGGACTCATCGACTACCCGACTGGCGGCCGCGTCGTGGCGACCGAGCTGCTCTTCCCGGAGGGGCTGGCGTAAGAAGGAGGTCTAATGGCGAAAAAACAGGGCACAGAGCTGCGCTTCGTCGCGACGATCGGCAAGGTCGAGATCGCGACGCCGAAGAAGACGAGCCCATACGCCAACGAACCGACGGGCGGAGGGCTGAAGATTGTGCTCGACATTCCCTTCCCGCCCCTTCCGGCGAAGGACTACGAGCTCCGGCAGGGGCTGCCACGCCCACCGCAGAAGGGGAAGAATGAGACGGAGAAGCAGTTCAAGGAACGGCAGTCGCTCCACCAGGAGCATGTCGAGAAGTTCAACAAGAAGAAGGAGGCTTTCGCGCGCAAGCTGGCTGCGACCGGCCCGCGGCGAATGCAGTACGCGCAGCTCGTCGGCCTCGCATCGGTGTTCGGCGCGAAGGAGATCTCGGTCACGCTGCGCCCGCACCAGCAGGACGTCCTGGCCGGCTTCGGCGACCTCATGGGCCAGACGGTCGAGCTGCTCCCGGCCGGGCGGGATGACGACGATGACGATGGCGACCCCGATGGCGCTGGCGGCGGCACGGGCGATCAGGACTGACTGTGAAGATCTACCTGGCGGCCCGGTTCTCACGCCGCGACGAGCTGCAGCATTACGCGCTCACGCTCGCGCTGCTCGGCCACCAGGTGACGAGCCGCTGGCACGCGGCTGCAACGCAGCATCGCATCAGCGATGAGCAGCTCGCGGCCGCGACGGCCAGCCTCGATGATCTGCGCCTCGGGCGGCAGTACGCGCGGGAAGACGTCGCCGACGTGGCCGCGGCGGAGCTGCTGATCGCCTTCACCGAGGCGCCCCGCTCCGTGAGCAGCCGCGGCGGCCGCCACGTCGAGTATGGCCTCGCGCTCGCGCTGTGCAAGCCCGTATGGATCGTCGGACCGCGCGAGAACGTATTCCACTCCCTGGCGGACGGCCTGTTCGCGACCTGGCCCGAGGCGGTGCGCGGCCTGGCGCTCGTCTGCGCCAGCGGCCTGGAGCCGAGCGCCGCCGGTCGCTGGGGCTGGATCGGCGAGGCGGCGGCCGAGGCCACGCACGCCTCGAACGTCGGCCAAGAGGCGGGTGCATGAGCGACAAGAGCGCGATCGACTGGACCGACGCGACGTGGAATCCGATCGCCGGCTGCACGCGCGTCTCGCCCGGATGCGACAACTGCTACGCGCTCAAGCTGCACAACCGGCGCTATAAGGCGAACATGCAGGCGGGGATGATGTTGAGCGGGCTGGTTGAAGACGGGAGCCGCCACATACGAGGGTGGGAGGGCTGGCGGCAGAACGTGCAACGGGTCGGCGCGCCGCCGGAGGGCTGGGCTGCGCGCGGGCGCTCGCTGGGGGTGCGAATGCCCCTGCCGGCGCAGTATGATCTGCCCTTTACGCGTGTGCAGCTCCTTCCCGACCGGCTCGACGCGCCGTTGCGCTGGCGGCGCCCCCGGCGCATCTTCGTCAACAGCATGAGCGACCTGTTCCACGAAGACGTGCCGGACGAGTTCATCGATCAGGTCTTCGCGCGAATGCGGGCGGCCTGGCAGCACACATTCCAGGTACTGACGAAACGGCCTGAGCGGATGCTGGCTTACCTCAGCGATCCAGAAAGGTCGCAGCTCATTCGCCACATAGTCCCGCCCAAGATCGCCGCCGACCTGGAGCGCTTGGCTGCGCACCCGACGCGCCAGCGCCTCCAGGATAAGCACGCCGATTGGTACGCGCCGGAAAACTGGTGCTGGCCGCTCCCGAACGTACAGGCAGGCGTCAGCGTCGAGAACCAGCGCTCGGCGGACGAGCGCATCCCGCTGCTGCTGGAGACACCGGCGGCCGTGCGGTTCGTGAGCGCGGAGCCGCTGCTGGGGCCGGTTGACCTGATGCAATGGACGCTGCCAGTCGCGAGGATCTGTGGACCTGCACCGCGCATCGAAGCCCTGCAGTACGCGCTGCGCGATGTCGTGAAAGCTGGCGGGAAGAAGCTCGGCTGGAACGGCATCGATTGGGTGATCGCTGGCGGCGAGAGCGGCGGGCCGCCGGAGCGGCGGCTGGTAGAACCGTGTGTGCAGCCGTGGCACGATACCCGGCTGGCGTTCTGCGCTCATTGCGACGGCAGTAACTGGCGTCCGACGCGGGACGGCCTCGCCTGGGTGCGCTCGCTGCGCGACCAGTGCGGGGCGGCGGGCGTTCCCTTCCTGTTCAAACAGTGGGGCGGGCCGCGGCCGACCACTGGCGGGCGGCTGCTGGACGGCAGGACATGCGATGAGTTCCCGGCCGGGAAGCCGAGCAGCGCCATTCTGTACGCCGGCGTGCCTTCGGAGGCGGCGCCGTGACGCTCTGCATCCAGGTCAACGTCAGCACGGTTGAAGGCGGCGGCGCAGGCGATGATGTGATCGTGATAGCGCATATGGGCGAGGAGCTTCGCTTCGGTCTATTCCGGCGGCCGGGCGATGCTGCCAGGCGCGTGCGCGTCGGCTTGGACGGCCCGCCCAACTTCCATGTGCGGCGTGAGCGTCGAGGCGCTGCCGGCGCGGCGGGAGAGACGCCATGAGCGGCGATCGCGCCGCGCAGCCGCGCAAGCCGCTGGTGGTCACCGGCGAGCAGCGCCGCGTCCTCGACCTGCTGCGCTGCGGCGCCAGGATCAAGGACGTGGCGGAGCTGGAAAGGCTGAACCGTGTGACGATCGAGGGGCGTTTGCAGCTCGCGCGCCGGTTGAACCACTGCGCGACGACGGCGCAGCTGCTCTACGAGTACGGGCGGTCGCTGCCGGACGAGCGCCCGGGGAGCCGCAGGGCGCTGCATCCGGACGCGGCGCGGGCTAGGAGGAGCGTGCGGTGACCTGGATTCGCATCGATGACGGTTTTGTCGATCACCCAAAGATTGTCAAGCTGTCGCTCGCCGCCTTTCACCTCCACATGGCCGGCCTATGCTATGCGGCCCGCCACGCGACGGACGGCGCGGTACCGAAGGCGGCGCTCCCTGGACTCAACGGCACCCGCCGCGATGCTGCCGAGCTCGTCCGCGCGGGGCTCTGGGACCGAGCCGATGATGGCTGGACCATCCACGACTACCTGATGTACAACCCTTCTTCCGACGACGTCCGACGACGGAGGGAGGAGGCCCGAGACCGCATGGCCGACATGCGGGCCGCCAGGCGAGGCGGCGCCCCCAAACCACCCATTATCTCCGCTGAGCTCGCCCGAAATGGCCACCTGGAAGCTGTTCGCACGGAGTTCGCGGAATGTTCGGACGAACAGGAGGCGAACAGGTTGTGATGTTCGCACAATGTTCGTTCTTCCCCTACCCCATCCCCAGATCGACACATCGATCTGTCTCTGACGATCGGTCGGTCGGTGTAGATCGATCCCTTTCTCCCGGTCAAGAAGATCCTACACCGACCGACCGATCGTACTCGAGAGATCGTCGGCTGGACGAAGCCGCAGTGCTGCCCGACTCGGAGCTGACCAGGCTGGGCGATCGTGACCTCTTCGCACTTGCCACGCAGGCCGCTGCCGCCGGACGGATGGAGGACGCACGGCGCTATCGGCGGCTGTTCCGGGAGGCGAGGCGCGCCGCTCGCCGCGCCGACGAGGAGCGCCTGGCGGCGTCGGACCGGGCCCTGGCCCGCATGCAGGCCGAGGCGGCGCAGCGCGGCAACCGCTGCGACCTGACGCCGCAGGGCTGCACGTGCCGCGGCATGCTCGACTACAGTCACCACGCCTTCCTCGAGGAGCTGCGCAAGCCGGCCGTTACCGCCGAGACGCGCGGCCGCGTCGCGGCGCTGCTCGGCTATCCGCCGGACGGCAAGCGCATGAAGGCGATCTTCGGCGGGACGCGCGACGGCGGGCCCGTTCTGCCCGGCTTCGAATGGGCGGCCGGCGCACTGGAGGAGGACTGGCTGGAGCTGCTGGAGATCGCGGAGCGCGCGCCGGGACGAGCCGGCGGGCCGCTGCGCAATCCCCGCGATGGGTCGGTGCGGGACGGATGGGTGAAGGCGGTGCTGGGCAGCGTGATCGCCCGGCACCGAAAGGCGAAGCACAACGGAGGTGCAGAGATCGAGCAAGAGCAGGTCGCAACGAGCGGAGCGGAGATCCACTGAGATGGCCCACCACAGAGCGCCTACGCCGGCTGGGAGGGCGTGTTGCGCTCGTCGCCGTGACGATGGCGCTCTGTCTGGTGGGAGGAGGTGCTGATGGACCTGAGCGATCTACACATGCCGGCGGTGATGCTTCTGGGCCTCCTGTCGGCGCTGCTCATCGCATGGCACCTGCCCGCTTCCTGGAGGCGCTCGCTGTACAGGACGCGGCAGGACGAGGTGAACGAGCAGACGGTGACGACACTGGAATCGATCGCGAAGGCGCTCGACACGATGGGGCTGCGGCTCGATCTACTGTCGTGGGAAGTGGACCGGTTGAAAGCGCCGATGGCATCGGCTCCTTCAGCGCCGGGTACCTCGACTACGGAGGGCGCCCGGAGTGGCTGAGCATCTTCGTCGCCATGGGCAGCGGCGTCTACATGCACGACGGCTGCAAACACGGCGAGTCGTCGGGGCTGCTCGTGCCCTGGCGCTCCGGCGACAGCTATCACGTGTCGGCGCTACAGTTCGCGCCAAGCTCGTGGGACGCGGCCCGCGCGGCCACTGGCCTGGGCAACGCCGAGGACCTCTACCACGTGGGCGCCAACACCGCATGGTGGAGCAACCACACCGTCCCGAGCGAGCAGTGGTCGTGTTGGCCGAGATGACGGGGAGGAACGGCGAACTATGACGGTCTTCGAGGAGCATGACCGCGTCCCGCACGACTGCGCGGTGACGGTGGCGTGATGGGCTGCAAACGCCTGGGGGGAGACGAGATGAGTCCTCACCCAGGAGGCACCACCTGCGAGCAGTTCAACCGTGACGTGGACGCGACGATGGAGGCGAACCGGAAGCAGGTAGAGCGCCTGAAGCGCGAGCGGGACGCGGCCAGGGAGGTAATACAAGGAGGCCTACGGGTAGCAGGGCGAGCCTATCGTAAGGGCGCTGAGGCCCCTGGCCTCTGGCGTCCACCGTTGGGGGACTGGCTGGAGGCTGCTCGTGCCGCACTGGAGGAGGCCAGCGATGATGAGCTGAAAGCTTCGGCATGCGGCGCACGGCCGCAGTGGGCTCGATCTCGACACCTCCGAACGTCCTGGACGGAGGCCCGGATCGCCGAGGCGGTGCGCCGCGTATACCGGCACCTCGGGCACGTGCCGCAGTCGCGCGAGTGGTGGGCGCTGGCGCGCGCCGGCTGGACGCTCCCCCGCTCGCCGCTGCTGCAGCGCTTCGCTCGCACGAAAGGGCGCGGGCTGTTCCAGCGCGCGCTGATCCGCGCGGGCGTACGGCTGCGGCCGTCGGACGGCAACGGCAAGCCGGTCTGGAACGAGGCGCGCTGGTCGAGACAGCAGACCGACTTTCTGCTTGAGAACGCGGGCGTACTGACGCTGGCGGAGATAGGCCGCCGCCTCGGCCGCAGCTACGGTGCATGCCGCCGGCGGCTGTTCGACCTGGGGACGACGGCGCGGACCGCCCGCGGGTGGTACACCGGACAGACGGTCGCGCAGGAGCTCAACTGCCCGGTGACGCGGGTCTACACCGCCCTACGGTCGGGCCGGCTGAAGGGCGTGCGGCCGCCCGGCCGGCCCTACTGGCAGATCGACCCGGCGACCGTCGAGGCGGCGCGCGAGTGGCTGTGCGCGCCGAAGCGGACGCACAAGGGCACCCCGCCCCGGACGACCGACTGGTACGCGACGAACAACGTCCGGCGCAACGGCGCGGGCGCCATCGTCGGGCGGCGGCGGCGGACCCGCAAGCGATCGAAGGCGGCAGCATGACGCTCGCGACGAAGGCGCTGCCCCCCCGATCGCGATCGGGGCACCGCCCCCGCCACCCCAGGCCGCCGGCTGCGTCGGGGCGGCCGCTCCACCCCGTCACGGCGTACGCCCGCGCCGTGGTGGACGGGAAGATCGTCGCCGGGCAGCTCGTCAAGCTGGCCTGCCGGCGCCACCTCCGCGACCTGCGGAAGCCACAGCGTCCCGGCGGCCGGCGCCTGGTGTTCGACGAGGACGCGGCGAGCGACGCGATCGCCTTCTTCTCCCACCTCCGGCAGAGCAAGGGCCGCTGGGCCGGCAAGCCGCTCGAGCTGCGGCCCTGGCAGTCGTTCGTGGTGGGCTGCGTGTTCGGCTGGAAGTGGGCCAGCTCACGCGGCCACGCTGGCGAGTCGGCCGGGCTGCGCCGGTTCCGAACCGCCTACGTCTCGGTCGCCCGCAAGAACGGGAAGACCACGCTGGCCGCCGGCGTCGCGCTCTACCTGCTCGACTTCGACAACGAGCCGGGCGCGGAGATCCACAACTTGGGGAGACGAATCGCGTGAGCGCTAGCATCTGCCCCTCCGTACGATGCAAGAACGTGAGGCCCTGCGTCGATCATCCACGCAAACCTTACGCCAGTGCGCGACGATCCACCACGCTTTACAACACGCGGCGGTGGCGCGCCTTGGCCAGAGCGCAACTCAGCGCCGAACCCTTCTGCCGGCAATGCGGCCGCCTCGCTGTAACGGTCGACCACATTGTTCCGCATCGAGGCGATGAGCGGCTCTTCTGGGAGTCGGCGAATCTGCAATCGCTTTGCGCCGGGCATCATAACAGCAAGACCAGCAGGGATCGGGTGTGACCCACTGGGGGGTAGCATTTTTTGTGGCCTTATGATCGATGTATACCGCCAAGGGCCCGGCTCCGGTTGTGTATAGAATCCAGATTCATCTCGGGGGGTATCCATGCCGGCGGCCGGTAGGAAGCCAAACCAGGGCGAGCCGATCCGGCACCGGGTCAAGCCGGTGCACGACTGGCTCGAGGTGCCCGACGTCCGCTTCGCAGGCGGGCCCGCGCTCCCGAAAACGCAACCAGGCCAGCCGTCGTGGCCGACGCAGACGCGCCGCTGGTGGGCGGCCATCTCCACGATGCCGCACTGCGCGCTGTGGGGCCAAGAGGACTGGGCCTTCGCGATCGACACCGCCTACATCTCGGCGGAGTTCCACCGCGGCGACATGAAGGCGGCGACGGAGCTCCGGCAGCGGGAGAAGGTGATGGGGACGACGCTGGACGCGCGGCGCGACCTGCGCATCAGGTACGCGCCGCCTGCGCCGGACGAGGAGCGCCCAGGCGTGGTCGCGATCGAGGAGTACAGGCAGCGCCTGGTGATGGTGCCCGCCGCCGCTATGCCGCCCACGGTTGCGCGAGCCCGCCGCGCGGCACGGCCCAAAGCGCGCGCGAAGAAGCGCCGGCGCACGAGGAGCGAAGGCCAGTGATGGCCACCAGTCCCGCGAAGACCCCGAAGCGCGTGCGGCGGGCAGCCCCCACCCGGCCCAAGCCGTCGGGCATCCGCATCGGGCCTGACGCCATCCCGGACTGCACGCTCGGTTGGGAGATCCTCGGCTGGACGCGCGAATATCTACAGCAGCCCGACGGCCCAACCGCCGGCGAGCCGTGGGTGTTCACGGACGAGCAGGCGCGTTTTATTCTCAACTGGTACGCCGTCGACGCCGAGGGCCGGTTCGTCCACCGCTACGGCATGCTGCGGCGGATGAAGGGCTGGGGCAAGGACCCGGTCGGCGCGGTGCTCTGCTGCGTCGAGTTCGTCGGGCCGTGCCGGTTCGCCGGCTGGGCCAGCGCCGGCCAGACGCCGCTGGCCCAGCCCCACTACGCCGCGTGGGTCCAGGTCGCCGCCGTGTCGCGCGACCAGACGCGGAATACGATGACGCTCTTCCCCGGCCTCCTCTCGCGTCAGGCAATTGAGGAGTACGGCATCGACCTGGGCAAAGAGATCATCTACGCCGAGCGCGGCCGCAAGCGCATCGAGGCGGTGACGAGCTCGCCGCGCGCGCTGGAGGGTGGCCGCGCCACATTCATCCTGAAGAACGAGACGCACCACTGGCTCGCGCCGAACGAAGGCCACGAGATGGCAAAAGTGATCGCGCGCAACGCGGCGAAGAGCCGTGACGGGTCGAGCCGCGTCCTGGCCATCTCGAACGCGCACGCGCCGGGCGAGGACTCGGACGCCGAGCACGACTACGAGGCGTGGACGAAGATCGCGCAGGGCGTGTCGGCGGCGACCGGCATCCTCTACGACTCGCTCGAGGCGCCCGAGACCGACCTGGCCGTCGACGCCGCCGTGCTGGCCGCTATCGAGGCGTGCCGCGGCGACTCCTACTGGGTCTCGCCGGACCGGCTGCTGGCCGAGATCCGCGACCCGCGCACGACGCCGGCGATGGCTAGGCGGTTCTATCTCAACCAGATCGTCGCGGAGGAGGACAAGCCGTTCGACCGGCACCGCTTCGAGGCGCTCGTGCGGCCCGGCTACCACGTCGCGGCCGGCGAGCTCATCACGCTTGGCTTCGACGGCTCGCTCACCCGCGACCACACCGCGCTCATCGGGACGGAGGTGGCGACTGGCTACCAATGGGTGGCCGGCTACTGGGAGCCGGAGCGGCTGCCGAACGGCGATCCGCAGATCGACTTCGCCGCGGTCGACCAGATGGTGCAGGCGGCGTTCGAGCGCTGGAACGTCTGGCGGATGTACGCCGACCCCTACAAGTGGGGCACCTACCTGGCGAAGTGGGCGGGGCAGTTCGGCGAGACGCGCGTCGTCTCGTGGTCGACGACGCTCTACCGGAAGATGGCGGTGTCGCTGCAGCAGTACCGTGCGGCGATCGACGCCGGCGACCTGTCGCACGACGGCGACCCGCGCTTCGTCGCCGCGATCGCGAACGCGCACAAGCACATGCTGAACATCCGCGACGACGACAACGAGCTGCTCTACATCATCCAGAAGGAGCGGCAGGATTCGCCGCTCAAGATCGACGCGGCGGTGGCGGGCGATCTTTCGTGGCAGGCGGCGCAGGACGCGATCGCGTCGGGCGCGCTGGAGAGCCAGGAAGCGGGGGCGATGTTTGTCTGAAGCACCTACTCAACAAACTATCGAGAAGGCGTGGGATGCGCTGAACAGCGCTTGCTGGGACGCCCAAGGCCTCAGCGCAGAGTTGGCCCGCACATTCGCCCAGGTCATAGTGGACGCGTGCTGTGATTATCAATTTGCATCTGATGCTGAATGCCGCCTTTTCGTTGATCATTTCGCCCCGACTATCAGAGCGCGGATCGAGAGATTGCATGTCTGACTTCATCGACGCCGAGGACGTGAAGATCGCGGCCTACGTTGTCGTGTGGGTGCTGGGCCTGCTCCTCATCCTCCTGGCGCTCGCGGCGGCGGCGGGGCTGGCCTGGACCGTGTTCAGGATGCTGGGAGGGCTATAGAGGGATGGCGGCGAACCAGACGGACCGCATGCTCGCCAAGACGATCGACACGTCGAAGGCGGCGCTGCTCGTGATCCGCTCCCACGGCGCTGATCCAGCCGCGCTGCAAACGCTTGCCGACCGGCTGCTGGCGAACGGCTACCAGGGCCTGATCGTGCACCTGCGCCCCGGCGAGACGATCGAGGCGATGTCGGAGGACGACGCCCGCGCGCTTCACGAGCAGCTCCACCGTGCAATTCGGGAGAAAGGAGGGCACGTACCCGATGGGGAAGCCTAAGAACGACGAACCGCAACGCACGCCGGGGTGCGCCACCCAGGCCGAACTCCAGCTCATCATCATGGCGCTCGATCGCGCCTCGCGCGACATCCAGCGCATCGGGGGTGGGCGCGAACGCCTGCGCGACAAGATGGCGCGCCGCCCCGGCCCGCGTCCGCGCCCGAAGCATCCGCCCGGCACGAACCGCGAGCAGCGCAGGGCGGCGAAGCGGCGCCCACCCAAGCGTCCGCGCAGGCCGCGGAGGCCGCGCGGGGGAAGTAGTAGGGCGTGATGATAAAGGACCTGTCGATTGGCATCGCCACAGCCTCACTGGAAGTGCTTCGCGCTGAGGGTCGAGCTGTGACGATCGCAGTATTTCGGCAGCTGCCCGTCCATCTGGAAATTGACGAAATCCGATTCGCGGGCGGTCGCCTGCCCGCGCTGCTGGGCCGCGTCAACTACCATTGGGGCTGCCGTCACATCTATGATCACGAGCATGCCTATTGGTCGGATTGCTCCGGTATGGAACACGTTCACGCCCTCTGGGTGAGCGGCGAAGAACTCCGGCACGTCATCTTCCGTGAGACATGGTGCGTCAACCCAGCCGCGTCGGATGAGGAATACGACGCCGATCCAGCCGGTTGCTTCCACCGCATGTTCGCCGATGTGCGGCAGCTGTTCATCGCGGCGGGCTGATGGTGCATTATCCGAGAAGGAGGTGTAGAATGTTCCTGAGATGGCTAGCCGACCTGCTCTATCGCTGGCGCGTGAACGCGCGCGTCAGGGCGCTCAGCAAAAGGCGAGGCGCGTGAACCGGCGGGTCAGGGTACTCAGTAAGAGGCGACTGTGAAAATCGCAGACATTCCCGACGCCGAGATATTGGCGGCCTGCGATGCCTTCCACAAACGCGGCGCACCTGCGCCCGATATCGTGCTAGCAGACAAGTACCCGCCCAAGCTCATCCTCGCCAAGATGCAGAAGATGAGCGATCAGGGCAAGATCGATTATGGCGTGAGCCTTCGCACGGCGTGGGTGTCGGCATGAAGTCGTTCGCCAAGATCGTCAGTAACCCCTCCGCTGTTTATCTGGAGCGCGGCAGTGGGTACCTGGAGATCTGGGAACCATTCGTTTCCGGCACTAACTTTGACGGCGCCTTCACTATGGCTGTGAAGATCGAGGGTGACTGGTGCTATGCTCGCGCTGAGATCACCAAAGAGCTCTTCGCCGATCGTCTAGATTTCGTGCGAGGGCGACTGGCGGAGAACATCGCCATGAGGTGTCAGGAGAGGTTCGGCGCGTGAAGCTCTTCGCCCCGCTCGCCGCCGCCCTCCGGGCCGCCACAGCGGCTGCCGCGGCGGGCCCCAGGCCGCCCATCACCGTCCCCATCAGCGGCCAGTGGGGCATCTCGCCGCAGCAGGGCTACCTCGGCTACTCCCGCGCCTACATGCACAACGAGATCGTCTTCGCGGCGATCGAGATGCTGGCGACGTCGGCGGGCGAGCCGCACATCGTCGGCCGGCGCTGGCAGCGCAACAGCCCGGAGATCCGCAACGAGGAGCAGCGGTTGCTGACGCGCGGCCTGTCGCGGCAGGACGTGAAGGCGCGGCTGATCGAGGCGGGCTTCTTCAAAGACGTGCCGGCCCACCCTGCCGTGCGACTGCTCGCCGCGCCCAACCCGTGGCTGAGCCGCGGGCAGCTGTGGGGGACGGTCGTGATGGACCGCGCCCTTGCCGGCAACTCCTACCTGCTGAAGGCGCGCGTGCAGAACGGCCCGCTGCGCGGCACGATCGCGGAGCTGTGGCGGCTGCGCCCGGACCGCGTGCGCGTCGTCCCCGACGCGGCGAAGTTCATCGCCGGCTACGAGTATACGGCCGGCTCGGACAAGCAGATATTCGCGCCCAACGACATCATCCACTT